TATCATATCTTTAACAAGGCGAAACGCAATGACACCTTTCTTATCTTTCGTTGGAACAATTTGGAGTTCATGAAAATAGCTGTGAAGATTATTCGCTATAAAAATAACATACTTCTTACATTCATTTTCATCCGATAATCGCTGAAAATCATTTACTTTAATCTGTTCTAGCATATAAGTAAATATGAAAGACATAAGTTCCCTGCTATCTTTTGTCAAATCCAGTAGTTTTTGATGTGTCAAGGTGGAAGGTATGCTCGGACCCGCTCCCATACTAATGATATTCCTATTTTAATTTTATTTTATACTAAAGAACCGTCTCTAATAGTTCAGCATTTGCTTCGAGGCGGCGGAGGCATTTCTGTAGAGTGGCAACAGAGATTTCACTCGCTTCCGCAATTTTGGAAACAGGGATATTAATAATTTCGCACCGTTTAATAACGAAAGCTACGCAACCCGCTGCCAGAGACGGTGGCATATTCTCCTGGGATAGACCGGCCTCCTCGGATTTCTCAGCAATTCGCTTACAGAGCATATACAAATGCTCCATCTGATTGCGAGGAATTGGTAAGCGAGATAGAGGCAATTGAATGTATTCAATCGCTTTTGTACTTGACTGACTCGGTTTATTTGTCGTCGTCATATGAAGCTGACCTTTTTGCCGAGCAAGAGCCATAACCTCCTGCATTTGTTTGAGTGCTTTGGTAAATGTTGCACTATTCAATCCGAAAATCTCAGCAATTTCCTTGGGTTTTCGAGGTGAACCGGATTGTTTTAGACTTGTATAGAGACATGCAGATAAGAGGGCATCCCGACTAAGTCCTTGTCGTCCGCCAATATCCTGTAGGGTTGTGTATAGATTCTTAGATTCCTCAATAATTGACTGGTTAATGCCCGAATTGAGGCCGATAAGAGAAAGGCGCTCACATGTTTGAATGAAAGAGCGTTCTTTGTATGGAACAGTATTCCAGGAGTGATATTTGCGAACCTTGTACATTGCTTTTGCCGTTCCGTAATTGTTAAGAATCATTGTACCGAGGGACGCTTGGGGCAAACGGGGATCTTGTGGAGCACCGACACGGGTTGGATCGGAACCCCGATCTTCCTGGGAGAAATATCGGTATTCGGCAGTATTGTCAAATGGTCGTGCAACTACAAAGCCACATTCTTTACAAGTGATAAGATCAGATAAATCCAGACAATCTGTATTGTAACAGTGAGGGCAAGTGTCTGAATCGATGTGGATCTTTTGTTCGGAGCGATCGGTGTCATCCCAAGTTTCAAAGGGCTCGAGTTCTTTGATTGTGGGGGGAGTACTAAGACTGAATAGAGTTTCCATTTGCCCTGATATGGTGGTAAACTATTTATCAATTTTATAAGCGCAGCTGCACTTTTTAGGAAAAAGTGCGCACACTTTTTTATAATAAGTCCTAAGAGAATGAGTGCTGTCTCAAATCAGTCAGTACCCCAACAGGGTTCCGAACAACGGAAATCGATCCTTCCGAGTATTATTCCATCAGGAATAGGCTTCTTCGGTTCATCATACAGCCCCGCAGACGCTATGCTAACTCCGCCACAGATCGGTGTTCATGTCGGCGATTCAATGGACGATGTGATTAATGCGGTTAAAGGTGTGGGGTTTTATACTGACCAGATAGGGTTCGGTGCACCATCCACTGCATTAACACAAGGCATGCCCTTAAAACCACTCGGTGTCAATTATTTTATGAAAACGGGACTGACTTGCTCAAATGGCGCAGATATGTGGCAATATGTACAGGGTATTCCAGAAGGAAATGCTCTTGGAAATAAGGTAAAGAAAACAATGGAAGAAATGGGACTTCCACCTCTAAAAGGCTTAGCACCTGGTATGATTGAAGATGCCGAGAATGCACTCAATCCAAGTCCCCTAATTAATGCCCTATTTGGATCAGGATATCCACAATGCAAACAAGTACAAATGGCGGTTGGAGATGCATATGGGCGAATTGCGGATCCAGATACAGGGGAACCATGGATTGCCGACCCTGAAACAGCCGTAAATACAAATAATGGATATGTGCAGACTCGATGGATACAGGATACAGATGCAAAAGGAAATCCAATTAATTTATCAAGAGATAATTGGGTCTCGGTACAGAAAACATTCAATGCAGATGGAACACCGATTACAAATAAAGTAGCGGAAGCATTTGAAAACTTTTTAACAAAGCCTTCTACCATTATCGTAGTAGGAGTGCTATGTTTATTAGCCCTAGGATTTGTGAAACGATGAATATTTATTTAGGAAGAGTTTTGTATGCATAATATGCACTGACACCGCCTAGAAGTTGTGCCAGTACATAAGTAAATAGTTCAAACGGTTTTAGCTGACCATTCATATACATTGCGAGTGATACTGCAGGATTTACATGACCACCACTCATACTAGCGATTAAGAGGATTACAAGTGTAAGAGCTCCGCCAATAATAAATGCATTACCACCACTTGCAAATATTGCTAGAACAAAAAAGAATGCTCCTAAATACTCGGCCAGATAGGATACAACATTGACTTTCATTTCTACATATTCAGTGATATTTTTGTTGTAGTATTTTTATTTGGAGTATCATCCATTCCAAAAGTCATGACTTGTACAAGTCGTCCATTCTCCGCATTATTTCCAAAGTATTTAGTGGCTGAATGGAGAAGTCGGGCATTAAAAATTACGACCCGATTGAATTTGTTTCCAATCGTATCAATGGGATCAAATTCCGTACAATCCAGATTTCCATTTTGAAAAACGATATTTATTTCATTATCGGCTACAAGCATTTTATTTGTTCGACGGGATTTGTAAAATGTTATACCACCAATACTTGGTGCATATGGAGTAAGGAATATATACGCACAAAATAGATCTTTTTTATATTCAACTGTGAGTTTATCACCTGCAATATTATTTTGGAATCCGCCTTGAATTATACTAATTTTTTGTCCAATTAGAACTTCAAGCATATCTTTCGTTTCTAGTTGCGCTTGAATGGATAGGGAGCCAGTGAGGGCTTGTTTTCGGATTTCATTGGGATCAGTGTAGAAATTATCCCGAACGTAGAGGTCTGAAAGGATAAAATTAGGTGTTAATTCGGGTGTATCCTGTTTAGCAGTAGAATTTGGAATAATAACATTCTTAAGGGGCGCTTCTGGCGCTACTGGTGCTACTGGTGCTACTGGTGCTACTGGTGCTACGGGCGCAACATGCGCTACTTTATTCGGAAAAAGCGTATCAAACGATAAAAATGTCAGCCATTCTCCGCCAATTTTCATTTGTAGATCACAATATTTCCCAACAGGAACACTCACTTTCCAGCCACACAGGATAATATTATTGCGTTTGAATTCACTAACAACATCAGGCCGTGATTCTATGTCAACTGCTTTAATAGTTGACAAATATTTTACACGGATAGGGCAGACGCCCATTTCTTCATTAAATGCCCACCCTTTTAGTTGTATATTATCACCAATTCGCACCTTTTCATCAATCTTGCCTTTAACATTATTAATTATAGTATCAAACATTCTATGAATTCTATCAAAAATATATAATTGAATCTTTAGACCTTATTTAGCAGGTGAATTACATAACAGTTTCTGCTGTCCAATCATACGGGATCCAATATTCATGGTTTCAAGCTCCTGCAATAGCAGTTTTGTTGCATATGGAATATTAATATGACTAAAGCTCGTTGAATTTCCACACCCTCGGCACGCCCAGATGCTCTGTTCTGGGTTTGCAATAGCCAATAGACCACAACTCTTACAGGTATAGCATGAGAATGCGTCTGAACACTCCATAAGACGCTCTTTTGTAAATTCAGCCATACCGTGTGCCACAACACAATCACGCTCCATTTCCGTTTATACCTCGCTCAGTTGAGCATTTCTTCTCAACATCATTGCTATTCATAGCTCGTAGTAATAATTTATTATACGGAAATTATCACTACTTATTATGAACACTCTCACGAGTGGGACTGGACTATATCTTAAGCGAAATACCTTTTTTAAATTAGGTAAAACGCCCACTACCATTTAGTCTCTGCACCTTCTCCATAGGGAATTACTATTCCCTTTAGGAGCTTGGCTCAGGATTGTCTCTAGTCTAATATTATACCTATACCTACTAGTTTTCCCAGTAGCCATCATATGCTTTCGCAATACAACTTAGGAATTAGACATATAACACCATTTAATATTACATCATAATCAAGGTAATATCAAATTTTGTTCGAATCGAGAGTTTCCCTGAATTTGATAGTGTCGCCCTTCCGTAAAGGACTAGCACGACTTTTACATCGCACTTTGGCAAAAGTTTACCAAATCGTAATCCACCCTCCCTAGCCCTGCCCTCAGCAGGCTGACGAGTCAACATAACAAGCGGACCAGACGCACGTGAATGCATCTTATCCGCCGAACAATGTCTCAAACGCTGATAATAACAAGGCCCAATAAATATGCTCGTTTCCATCATACGCCCCGTGTATCCATTATACATAATTTCATTACCATAAGGTTCCATTCCATAGTTATCCCGCAGAATGGTTGCTAGATCTTCAACCGTCGTAGCATTGAATGGCGAACCATCTCCTAGGCAACCTGTCATACATCCGATTTTGGACAAGAGTGTTTCAAGGAGCTGAGCAATAGTCATACGAGATGGAATACAGTGGGGATTGATGATAATATCAGGAACAATTCCAGACGCAGTTTGAGGCATGTCTTCTTGGTTGAGAATCATGCCCATTGTACCCTTCTGTCCATGCCTACTCGAGAATTTATCCCCAATTTCAGGAATACGATCTTGACGCATCCGAATCTTCACAAACGAGTATCCCTCTCCATTCCTATTCTTGTAAATCTTGTCCACATATCCACTCTCATTATTACGGGGCAACTTACTCACATCCCGTTGCTTCTTTGCACCTGCAGGTAGAACCGCACCCGTTGGAACACGAAGAGGAACAACCTTACCAATAAGGATATCGTCGGCAGTTACATATGTATCCTTTGGCACAAATCCATCCTCGGCCAACTTATCATAATGAGCATTCTTAATCTGCTTAGTTTCAAGCGGGTCAGGATTACAGAACCGCTCCTCTTCACCGCTACTTTGATTCTTACGCTCTTCATCTTTGTAGGTGCGATAGAAGATAGAGCGGAATCGGCCACGCTGAAGCGCTGCACGATTAATCATATTCGAATCCTCCTGATTGTATCCAGTATAGGTCATAATTGCAACAACAATATTCTGACCTGCGGGTAAAGTGTTCACGCCAAAGAGATTGCTCATATATGAGGATACCATAGGAATTTCAGGATAGCAGAGAACATGTGTCATAGCATCAAATCGCTCACGGAAATTGAGCGCATAGACACCCATCGCCTGTTTCCCCATTGAAGATTGATAGGCATTTCGAGGAGACTGGTTGTGATCAGGAAATGGAATACAGGATGCAGTTGTACCAAGTACAACACTCGGATGAATTTCACAATGAGTTGTTGTAGTGTCCTCGATACACTTATCATAATCCATTGCCATGTAGGCACCTTCAGTTTCACCCGCATCAATGTATTCAAACAAATGCTTTCCAGACGGGCTCTCCCAGAGCATTAGCTGATTCCAGTCAGGAATATCCATAATTTGCTGTCTTAGAGCGCCCGACGCACTAATTTCACGGATTGTGGGGGCATAGAATACAGGGCGAATAACACGACCCGCTTCCGTCGTAATCCATAGTTCCTTGTAGGCATTCTTCCAGATAATACCCGTGTGAATGTGGAGCTGACCTGCTCGTTTTGCTTTCCGCAGTACATCGACCACATTCGATGCATCCTCGTTGCGTAGTAGTCCAATCCAGGAACCATTGAGAAAGACCCGTGTCTGTTCGTGTTTCTGCTGAATGGTTGAATCCCGCAATGAAATGAGCTTGTTGAGATTCTGGATAAAAGCGTACACTGTAATTGGTGAACTGAAGATGGTGATAAGAGTTGTCACGGACATATTCTTAATGACACCAACACCATGCCCCTCAGGCGTTTCACAGGGGCATACATATGCCCATTGACTATTGTGTTGCTTACGGGGTGCGATGAGTTTTCCCGTCTTCTCAATCGGCGTTGAGATACGGCGCAAGTGGGAAATACTTGCCGAATAGTTCATTCGGTTGAGAACCTGGGACACTCCGATTTTCGAGGGTCCGCCTATCTTACCACTACCGAAATTACCCGTTGCAAGGGACGATTTAAGGCAGACATCCAGAATTGTCGATTTGATAATCTTGTTGATGTTGTTGATATTCACAATTTCCGTCCAGTTCCCCGTTGCTTTCCAGGATCCGCCGTGAATCTCCTTCGAAAGTGCGGCTTTCATGTCCTTTACCATTCGGTTATTATAAGTCTTGCGAAGGAGGTCAGCGAGTAGAAAGCCTGGAACATCGACTCGTTTGTTGGGGTATGCATCACGGTCATCGGTGGATAATCGCTGACTGGATGTCCAGAGTACTTTCTTTGTGAGGTGTGCAAGAAAGCACGTTTTTTCATAGTTCATTTCCTTGCCACCGATGTGAGGAAAGAGCTCTTCTGCGAGAATATCCTCTACATTACTCTGCCTCTGTGATTTTACTGACCATGTGTTCATGTGCTCACTGAGCCAGGCAAGAGCATGGTCTTTTGTGGTAATTGAACTAGCTTCCAGGATTGACTCGGTAATAATTGGGTCATATGTGGCATCCTTATCATATCCGAGAATGAGTTCACAGATATCCATGTCTGGAAGTAGACCAAGCGCACGAAACAGGATAAAGAGAGGAATCTCAGTTTTGATGCGAGGAACTGTTACACGGAGCATCGTTATGAGCTGATTCTTCGGATGATACACAATTTTGACCGCATTTGATTTCGGCACTTGATCATTATCGGGCCCAATACACTTGATTTCTACGACTTCTTTCTCCTTGGCAGAACCCCGTCCATTACGGAATACAAAGGGGCGATTTTCGGACATTCGTTCCATAGAAATCATCGCACGCTCACCGCCCTGAATAATGAAGTACCCCCCTACATCATAGGGGCACTCTCCCAGTTTTGAGGGATGAATGTGCTTCTGGTCGCTGAGAAGACAGTACTTTGAACCCACCATAACAGGGATTTTTCCGAGGTGTACATTCGGAAAGATACGTACATTGGATTCCCGAATACCGTTGCGGGTATGATCCACAAATGTGGTTGTCACTTTCACATCCACATTCAGCGGCGATGCATAGGTTAGATTACGTAATCGGGCATCATTTGGCATCATAGGATGAATAGCCCCATTGTTCTCAAAGATTGTCGGTTTACGAATTGAGATTTTCTCAAATTCCATACATACCTCATACTCGTGCTGTACTTTTCTACCATTGATAGTTGTACCATCAGCGGTTGCACCACCCATAAGTGCATTGGCTGCAGTGGTGGATAGACCGGTTGCAGTTGCCAGGGCGGAACGAGGACCAGCGAGGGGGATTTCCGGTGATCCAAAGGATATGATAGGGTTCGCCATATGAATAATTTCTGGAATATCAACTTCAATGAATTGATTGAAGGATTCAATCTGATGGCCGATAATTTGTTTGCCATCAGATTGACTAAAGAATGATTTCAGAATGTGCCGATAACTTGGAATAGTGTCTTTCTTTGGAATGGAAGTCATTTTGTACGCTTGGATTTTAGCTAGTGTCTAACTGTAATCAATTTTTATAAAAATAAGTGCGAATTGTTTAGGTTCTGCATTCGGTTGCATTCGGTTGCAGAATACAAAACGTCTTAATAAAACATCTCACATATTATTAACAAGTATGTCCGATGTCAAAACGGTGAATATTTCAGGCGGTGCAGAAAAGGATATACCTGGTTCTAATAACACCAAGCCAAAGCGAGGTGGCCGTCGTAGCACAAAGAAATCAGGTGGCGGAGATGAATCACTCCGTGGTGTAAGTGCAAATATGAATGTCGTAAAAGGTGTAGAAGAAAGTTCACTTGCACAAAGGTCTGCTTCACCTGATACTCGTACTTGGTTATCTTATCCAAGTGGCGCACCTGTTCCGCCAGCAGTTGTTCCGCAGGTATCTGCACAACCAAGTAATCCGAATTTATCATCTGCACCAACTCCGCAATATACACAACAGGTTGGCGGTGTAAAACATGTCAAGGTGGAATTAAAAAAGAAGGGGGTATCAAAGAAAGTACACCTGAATCCTAAAAAGATCGAACCAAAAGTACAAAAGAGTACACATACCAGAAAGATACGAAAGATTACACTGGGTCTTAAAAATCTTCACAAGCGAATGACCCGTGCAAAGAAACTACATAATGATGTGAAAGAGATGCCGATTGATAAACTAAAAGATAAGTTAGTAAAGGGTGGGCTAATAAAAGCAAACTCAAAGGCACCTGAAAGTGTTCTGCGACAGATTGCCAGGGATTCTGCAGTTTTAAGGAAGAAGGCACTTTAGCACTTTTTCGTAAAAAGTGCCATAAGGGTCTAAAAACGGTACAAGAAACACAATATAGAATGGAACTCCACAAAGATAACTTATATATTAAAAGTCTAATTGAATCCACAAAACCATTTTTTATCGGGCGTATTGCGGGTGTCGAGTTAAAAGTTGCGTATAAAATTATAACCAATCAACGCCAAGATATAGACCACGATTTAGTGGAACTTGAACGAAATGCGGGTATCCACATAACTACATCGACTTCCCTCCAAGCATACGCAGAAGCCCTGACAAATTCCTACAAGTCATGTACTGGAATTGCGGAATGGGAATTAACAGGAAAAGTATTTGCCCTAACAGGAGTAGGGCAAGAATTTATTACTCGTCTCACTCCTACAATTCCAAAAATAAACGCCCGAGCCTTAGAGCCCTATTATTTCCAGGATTCATGGATGGAGGCACTTAAAGGAAAACGGATTCTCATTGTTCATCCATTCATTAAAACCCTACAGAAGCAAATCAGTAATTTCAGGAATATATTTCCAGGACGCAAATGGTTCGAAGACTGTGAATTCGTATTTGCACAACCACCTCTGACATTGGCAGGAAATCACAGAGAAAAAGATTGGCAGGAACACTACACCATTTTCATTGAGCATTTAAAGAATCTAACAGCCACCAATACAGAGTTTGATATTGCACTTGTAGCAGGTGGGGGGTATGGAATGTTGATTGCCGACTTCATTTTTCAGAATCTGGGGAAATCGACCATATATGTGGGGGGTGCACTCCAGCTATTTTTCGGTGTCATAGGAAAACGCTGGTTTGATAACAAGGAAATTCTACAATTAGTGAACGATGACTGGATTCGTCCAGTCAACGAGGATAAACCACCAAATTTTATAAAGGTGGAAAAAGGGTGCTACTGGTAATCTAAAGCAACTCCATCCTATTATTATATATTTAGAGTACCATGCCCAGACCAACGATGTGTTTTGCAACTATGTGTAAGGATGAAGAAGAATGTATTCGTGAAACCCTAGAGAGTGTTTATAAGTATATTGATTATTGGGTGGTGTATGATACGGGCTCAACCGATAAAACCTGTCAGATTGTCGAGGACTTCTTCAAAGAAAAGAATATTCCAGGCGAACTATTTATTGGTCCATGGGAGGGTTTCGATAAGAGCAAAACAAAACTATTTGATCGATGCTTCGGTAAAACAGAATACATTCTGCATCTGGATGCAGATGATCTACTCTGTGGTAATTTTGAATTTACTGAAAAGGATGCAGGATATCTAAAATATATTATGAAAACAAAGCGGGGTGGAGCTGAGTATAAGTGTTCCGTTATCTATAATAACTCGGTACGATGGCTCCTTGCAGGCGTAGCCCATACTATTATTCACTGCCTGGGCAATCCTCAGAATTTACCGAATACTAAAGATCTATCTGACCGAGACTTTTATTATGAATCCCGTGGTGCTGGAAAACGCAGTGAGGACAAAGAGAAGTTTTTAAAAGACGCTCTCAAACTGCGTCAGCAATTCTTCGATACACTCATTGATGACCCCTATGGTATTAATTATCGTTCCGTATTTTACACGGCACAGTCGTATTTTGACCAGGGTATGATGAAAGAATCTGCACAGTTTTACAGTCTATATACAAAGATAAAAGACACATGGATTGAAGAGTTTTTTGAGTCCAATCTTCGTTTAATTACGTGTTTCATAGAACTCAAATATCCAATGGAGCGTATTCTTGAACAGGCTGATAAAACGATTAAAATCTTTGAGGATAGAGCAGAGCCATATTATACAGTTGGCAAATACATGAATGATATTAGAAAGAATGATTTGGCTTATAAATATCTCTCTCAAGCAAAGCAGAAAAGCCTTGAAGATGTGAATAAAAAGTATGTCCTATTTGTGCGACGACATTGTTATGGGAAATATGTAAACGATGAACTATCTGTTGCATGTTATTGGACAAATCGGAATGAGGAGGGTAAAAAGTACTTAATGGAAATTATGGATGACCCAGAATTTACGCATCATAAAGAGCGATTTGCCACAAATCTACGGTTTTTCAATGAGCGATTGGAGGAATCTAAAGATTGATGACCATATTAATATGATTCGATGCACACGGAATATTTAGATTTATATAAGACATACACGAAAAAATATGGCCCGAAAACGGCCATATTTTTACAGGTAGGTTCATTCTATGAACTATATGACTATCAAAATATCCAGACAGGTGAAACTGCAGCGAATGTCAAAGAAATTGTCGATTTTCTCGGTATTCAATTATCGGTTAAGAAGGGCGAAGTACCTGATGGAAATGAAGGACTCTTTGCGGGATTTCCAGATTATGTTCTACACAAATGGGCGGGTCGTTTAACATCCACGGGTTGGACAGTTGTGGTTGTAGACCAAATCAAAGATGGAGTCAGAGGTAAAGTTACACAGCGAAAAGTGTCAAGGATTCTATCACCTGGTACACATATTGAGAATACAACATCAAATGATACACCCTATGTGGCAACCCTGTATTTCAATGTAACGGCAATGCATCCTCCATCTATCGGCTCAGCCATTCTAGACTTAACGACTGGAACAACGATAACATATACAGGGCAGGCAAGTGGTAGGCCAGATATTTGGACAGCAGATGACCTGGTACAAATGCTAAGTGTCTTTCAACCAAAGGAGATTATAGTATATTGGAACGCAACACAAAAACCCGATGAACAGTTTTTCCGCCGTATTTTCGGAATTCCTCAGAATATCCTTATCCATATTCCAGCCGTGGAGTCATTGGGTTCATTCTCAAAGGAACTTGTGCGGTCTGAATATCTACAAAAAATTTACAATATTAAATCGGTTCTTCCTGCAAAAACATACTTGGGGCTTCGTGATACGCACGAGGAAATTGCCCTCCTCTTTCTCCTCCAGTTCGTGGAAGAGCATTATCCGAGCATGTTGAAGTCATTCCATAGAAACGAGCCGTGGATACCACAGGCTCGCTTGATTTGTGGAAATCACGCACTGACACAGCTCCAGATGACGGGATTGAACATGCAGGAAACCGTGGTTGGTTTATTTGATAAAAGTATAACACCAATGGGAAAGAGGGCAATGCGAGACCGTATTTTGAGCCCATATTCGAGTGCAAACGAGATTCGTGCAAGGCTTCAGGAAGTTCAAGAATATAGGGCATGGCCTGAGGAGAGAACAAAATTATTAGAACGACAACTACGATTTATGTATGATCTGCCACGGCTTCACAGGAAAGTCCTATGCGGATTAATAACGCCCCAAGAGGTTTCCCACCTATTTCAGACCTACTTTGCACTACAAACAATTATGAAAGATATAACACCATTGACCGCACTCAAAGCGCTGTTTACCCAAGAGCAGTGGTCTCAATATATAACCGTATTTGAAGCGAATTTTACGGAAGAAAAAGCGCAAAAAGCACAGGAAACCCCTGCAAATATAACGCAATTTAATCCTAAAAAGTATGTGGATATTGGTCTAAAAGAGAAAGAGATTGAGGAAGTCATCAATGGATTTCAAAACCTGAGAAAGGAAATGGCAATACTCGGGCAAGTCTCAGACGATGCAATTCGGCTTGAAGAAAGAGAGAAAGAACCCTATGGTCTCAAAGGCTCAACCATAACCCTACAACAACTCAAAAAGAACTTAAAGGCACTTCCAGAGGGCACCAAGCTTTCGGAGTTGAAATCGGGTGGCTGGATCGATTGTACTCTACTTCAAACACTCAATACTCGGCTAGTTAGGCTAAGAGAGAATTTAAGTCAGCTGGTAAAAATGTATTTGATGGATGCGTGTTTGGAGATTGCAACAGCGGGGAATACAGTATGGAGTCTGATGGAGCACTGGGTATGTCATATTGATTGTACGCAGTGTATTGGACGTGTTTCAAGAGAACTGGGGTTTTGTTGCCCCACAATTGAGGATGTGGATATGGGGTCATCGTTTGAAATCAAGAATCTGCGTCATCCATTGGTGGAGGCAACTGCTACAAGGGTATCCTATGTCAAGCACGATATTTCACTGGGTGGGCTATCAAAAACAGGCTGGCTGGTGTATGGAATGAATGCCAGTGGTAAATCAACGCTCATGAAAGCAACAGGTATTTGTATTCTCCTGGCACAAGCAGGTTGTTTCGTGCCCGCAAAGGAAATGACACTGAGACCGTTTAAAGCGGTATATACCCGTATTTTAAATCAGGATAATCTATTTGCGGGATTGTCATCGTTTGCTGTGGAAATGTCTGAGCTCCGTGATATTTTAAGGAATGCGAATCAGCACACCCTTGTACTAGGTGATGAATTATGTGCTGGAACAGAATCCACCTCAGCGCAAGCCCTGGTAGCGAGTGGTATTCAATGGCTTTCGAAGAAGGGTGCAAAGTTTATTTTTGCAACACATCTACACGACTTACCAAATATACTTGATACTACCAGTCTTGGAGTAGAAGTCTGGCATTTACATGTTGATTATGATCCAGCAACAAAGAAATTGGTATATGATCGCACATTGAGACCTGGAAGTGGTTCTACACTGTATGGACTTGAAGTTGCCCGTGCAATGGATTTGCCGTTTGAATTTATTGAACAAGCCCTACAAAATCGGCATAAAATTATGGGTTCAACGAATCAACATGGTGCAACAGGTAGTACCTGGAATACCTCAATTGTTCGTAGAGAGTGTGAATTGTGTCATTCAAATATTACAAGTGAATTGGAAGTTCATCATATTGATCCGAGGGCAAGTGCAACAAATGGTCTTTTGATGAATGGAACACATATGAATGATAAGCGGAATCTAATTGTAATCTGCCAGGCATGTCATGACAAAGTACATGCGAATGTAGCAGAGATTGGAGATATGAAGATTACATCGAATGGCCCAGAAAGGGAGATTCGAATGCCTGTCATAGGTGCAGAAGCAGAAGCACCGCAAGTACCACAAGAAAACTATAGAAAAAGCAAATGGTCTACTGAAGATTTGAAAACAATTATGGATACTTTACAAAAGTATTCAAAAATGTCTTTAAAATCACTGCGAGCATATTTGAGTTCAAAGCATGAAATTGAGATTAGTGAAGTCATGTTGGGAAAAATGCGACGGGAGAAATATCCCACTTAGGTTGTACATTACCGTCTAAATCCACCACCTTGTACAGTACCACCACCAGGTTCCCGTTGGTTAGTCTGGGTGTTATTTACAGAAGAAAGTGCCATTAGATCCTTTGTAAAATCGGCTGAACCCTCTTCACTGGCTGTGAGAAGTTTCATAATATGTTTGCGGTAGATCAGATTTTCTTCCGTTAGTAGTTCTATCTGTTTCCGGAGAGCATCGACTTCACGGCGGACAGATACAATCTCGGAGCGAACAGGATTGCCCATTTGGTAGTTTAAGCCGGCCTGGTATAGAACGGAGGTCATATTTCTGATGGCTCGTAGAAGTTTAAATAAGTATTTATAACGCATTTATTTATTCACAGGTCATCCACTGCTCCCTCGCAATAAATTTGATTTGAAAGCTTTCCGTAGAATTGCTAGAGATGATTATTCCAATCCGTTGCATGAACTGTGGCAATATTCTAGCAGACAAGTGGCTGTTTTATCAACAAAAGGTGAAGGAACTACGAGGAACTACAAAAGTATCTGCCATTTACATGGACGGCAAATCAGTTCCGGATACAGCTGAGCTAAAAGTACTCAATGCTCTTGAGTTAAAACGCTACTGTTGTCGTAAACATATGCTGACACATGTTGATTTGATTGACAAGATTTAGCCCAGCGACCTAATGGAACAAAAAAATCATGAGACAGAGTAAGGGAAAATGGAGTTCTTTATACCAGGATTATTTATTTTTTTGATTGCGATTGCAATTTCATTTCTCATAGTTCCGAGAGCAACA